TCAAGCCGAGGCCGCCACCCGTAGTGGTCGTAATGCTTTTGCGTAGTCGCTCACCGGCGCCGGCCAGGCCGGATGCGTAATCGTCCGCGCTTTGGTCGAGACGGCTCTCGACCGGCCCGAGGTCAATGGCCCGACGAACAGGCCCCCGCTTCAAGTCCAGAGTCTCGTCGTTCCAAGCCATGTTTTTGACCTCGGGTGGTGGCCCCCGAGGGGGCCGTTATTGGGCTGCGCGGAAGAAGTCTGCCGCACCGCCGTACTTACTGTACAGCTCCTCGTCGCGCTTAGTCTGGACCTTGGCGGCGGTCTGGCGCTTCAGCGCGCCGGTGTTGGCCCTCAGCTCACCAGTCGCCTCGCGCAGATCCTGCTCGGCCTTGGCCACGTCCTGGGCCAACCGCTCGCCCACCCGCTGCTGCTCGGGGGACTGATACCTCCGACCAACGGTCGGAATCGCGCCTGGCTGCATGCTCTCCATTCGCGCCTGTGGCGTCGACGGGAAGTCGGCATTGAACCGCTCGAGCGCAGCCTGGGCCGACTCGAACTTAGTCCGCAGGGCATCCAGGTCCTTGGCCGCGCCGCGCACGTACTCGGGCGAGATCTCCGCACGTCGGGGCAGGGCGGTCTGCGCTGCAGGGGCGCTGCGCGCCGTTGCCGCGGTGGCCGCCGGCTTTGGCGTCGACGCCGTTGCCGCGGTCTGGCGCTGCACGGGCGAGGACCCCCTGCCAGACGTGTTGCCGCTCTCGAACTCGGACATGGCCATGGCCAGCTCGGTGGCCACCTTGGGGTCGGTCAGATCCAGCTTGTCGCCCGGCTGCACACCCAAACGCTTGGCCACGTAGTTCATGTAGTTGCGCGTGCTGCCCTTCGCGTTGGTCGGGTCCGACTCCGGCGACCACCGACCGACGATCTTCTCGACCGTGTTGAAGCCGCGGCGCGCGTACGACTGCAGCAGCTTGCCCTGCGCCTGCTGGCCAGCCTCGGGGGTGTCGAATTTGGCGAAACGACCATCGCTTCCTGCGTAGCCAGGCAGGCTCTTGGCGAACTCGCCGTCTTCGATATTGCCCGGATTGTTGTTGCGCTCCGCGCGCGAGTTGCCCGAACCGCCGCCCGCTCCACGCGCGCCAGACAGCCCGCGCTCCTGCGACTCCAGCTCGTTGAGGATCTGCAGCTGGTCACGCAGCACGCCAGTTTTCAGCCGGTAGTTGGACGCCGCGACCGTGCTGGCCAGATCCACCAGCGTCGAACGCAGCGTGGTCTGATCTTCCTTGTTGAGCACGGTCGCCGGCACCGGGTTGCCCTCGCCGTCGAACACTTGCAGGGTGCCACCCGCTTCACCCTTCGCAGGGTCTGCCGCCACGTTGGTCTTGATCGTGTAGACCTGACCGTTTTTCTGCATGAGGAAGGTGCCGGGCTCGGCGCCGATATCCTGCAGCTGCCAGCCGCCACCGCCGCTCTGCACCTTCTGCTGCGCCTCGACCACTTTGGTAGCGAGATCCGCCGGCAACCCCTTGTCGGTCAGGCCCTTGATCACGTCGATGCGCGCGGCGCGGTAGTCGTCACCGATCTTCGTGTCGCGCGCCTTGCTCTCCTCGATCGACTTGAGGCGCGACTGCATGTAGCCCTGGAGCGAAGCGCCAGGATCCTTCGTGAACTGGCCCATCAGCGTGGCCAGCTCCTGCACGTCAGTCTGGTTCTTGGCGTCGAACGAACCGGTGGGCTGTCCATTGGTGTACAGGTAGAGCACATTGTCCGGACCCTTGCGCAGGTCCATTTGCTCCAGCTCGGGCACGTTTTCCTTGAAGCCGGCCCACGCGCCAGCGATCTGGTCGGGCGAAAACGCTTCGGGGTTCTGCGCCATATTGAACAGGCTGTCCGCTTTCGCGCGCGCCGCCTGCAGTCGGAACGTAGTAGCACCCTGCTGCTGAGCGTTCGCGGCCTCGGCATTGCCGTAGCGCGCGCCGACACCGGCCAGGTTCTGCGCACCCTGCGCCATGTTGTACTGGCCGTCAGCGCCCATGGCACCGGACGTTGCGCGGATCGTGTCGCCGGCGATCTGCTGGCCCTGGCCAGCGTCGAAGTCACCGATCGCGTACTGCGTGCGCGCACGACTATCACGCGCACCGGCCTGATCGCCTGCAAGCGCAGCTTGTCCGGCACGGCGCTCGCTTGCGCGCTGCACATCCTGGTACAGGCTGCCCGCGTACTCACGGTCGAGCGCCTGCCCGCCGCGGCCGGTCACATTGCGCCGCGTCGCGCCGACTTTCACCGCCAGCTTCTGGAGGTCGTTTTCGATGTCCGGCAGGTAGTCTTCCAGCGACTTGCCTTCGGCCGCTGCGCGTTCGGTGTACTGATCCTTGATCTTCTGCGCGTTGCGCGCGAACCGCGTGGTCGCGATGTCGTTGCCGATCGCGCGACCAGCGCTGTAGCCGCTGCCAATGATGTCGCCCCAGGTCTGTGCCATCACGCATTCTCCCGGTGGTACTTCGCCACCAGCTTGTCCAACTTCTCGAGACCCACCGACCGCACCACGTCAGCGGGGAGCACGTACTCGCCCTCAGCCAGGAACGCCGGCAGCACGTCGCGCGCCTGCCGCACCGGCAGCGCGCCGCGCGCACGCTGGGGACCGGGCCGGGCCTGACCACCTTCCGCCGCGTAGCGCATGTTGTCCCCGCTCAACTGCTGCTGGGGGATCATCATTTGCGGGTCGCTGCTGGTCTGGCCTTCCCACACGTTCGAGCCCTGGTAATTCTGGGCTGCGTCCATGCCGGACTGTAGTCGGTCCATCATCCCGGGGCCGACATTCGGCCGCGGCGCGATCGCGCCTTTGGCGGGACCGGCCACGTTGTCGACCTGCAGTAGTGCACGCGCCATTGGGAACTGCTCGCGCTGCACACCGCCGCCTTCCGCGTAGCGCCGGGCGCGGACCTCGCCGCCTTCCGCCATCATCATGCCGCCGGCGAGCGACGCTACGGACATGATGTTGTTGAAGCCCTGCTGCGCCTGCTCCTGGCCAGCTTTCCAACTGGACATCTGGTTGGAGAAGTTCTGCGAGGACGTGTTGGCTGCTTGGCCGTAGGTACCCGACGCCTGCCCGAGCATGTTGCCGCCCATACCCGCCCACTGCATGGGCGAGCCGGTGAGCTGTGCGACGTTGTTGAGCGCGTTCGAGCGGAAGCCCATCGCGGTACCGGCCAAGCCGGCGCCGCCCTGGATCGCGCCCAACTGCGCCTGCTGGCCAGCCATGCCGGCACCGACCGCGCCAGCACCCGAGTTACCGGCGCCGGCGAAGCCAGCGAGGGCCTGGGCCGGTAGACCGGCACCCACGTTCAGCGCGTCGGCGCGCATGGCGCGGCCACGGTCTTCGACCGAGGTGCGCGCGGCATTGGCGGCGCCCGCCTGCTGCGCGGCCATGGCCACGTCCTGGGTCTGCAGCAGCGACGAACTGCGCATCTGCGACGGATCCAGGCCCATGGACCGTAGTCGTGCGTCGGCGTTGGCGCGCGCGGCTTCGGACTGGCGCTGGATATCGACCGACGCGCGCGCCGCCTCGGCCTCGCGGCGCTCGGGCGTGTCGTAGGCGTTCGCCTCGGCGATGTACTTGTCCTGCATGGGCAGGAACGTCTTTTCGTACCGCTCGCGGTCGCGCTTGGCGTAGTCCATTTGCAGGTTCATCGCATCCATCTGCGACTGGCCTACCTGGCGCGCGAATTTCTTAGCCTCTTCGTCCGAAGCGAAGGCTTTGTCCTGGTATTCGAACAGCTTGGTGGCCTGCTCGCGGGCGAGGTCCAGCTCTTCGCGGGCGTTTTCCTGCATCCACGCGAACTGCTCGCGGGACATGCCCAAATACTCGCGCGCCAGCTCATTGCTTTGCTTCGCAATGTCGAGCTGCGCGTTCGTGATCGGGGTGAGGTCAGGTGCCTTCGGCGGCGGCGACTTCTTTCCCATGGCGGCCAAACCTCTCTCGGGTCAGGATGTAGTGGACGTACCCGTCAGCGTCGTAGCCCTGCGGCACAGCGCCTAGCTTACGCGTGAGCTTGACAGAGCGGAAGTTAAGGGGGTGGACCATGTGTCGGGTAAAACCCCGTTCATCCAGCCGCTTGGCCAGGTGGCGGTATGCGTCCCGGGACGCCGCCCGGATCTCGCTGTCGGGCCACCCGGTCAGGACGTAGTCACCGAGAAAGGCGATCACCCCCGACGGTCCACACGGGTACACCTCGATCACCTGGTTAGCCGTGAAGGCGTCCAAGCGCTCGATCTCCTGGCCGAATCGTTCGTGGGACTCGGCCAGGAGCTGGTGCAACCGCTCCATCAGCTCGTACTGGTTCACCGCTAGGCCGCTTCGTACCGCAGTACGACCGAGACGTCGACCGTGCGAGTCGACCCAACGCCGTCGTTCACCGTACAGCGGTAAATCGCGCTCCTCTGGAGCCCCTTACTGATCACCGCGCTGAAGGTCATGTCCCGGCCCCCATTTGCGGGAGTCAGAGTCATCGCGGTGCCGCTGATCAACGACCAGGCGAAGGAAAAGCTGCCACTACCGTTGCTCGTGTTGATGTGGGTAACCCCCGCCACCGTCGTCGAACTCGGCGATCCAGGGCCGCCAAGTACGGTTTCGTCGACAGCAGGGGGAGACGCCGAAATCTCGAACTGCACATAGCGTACCGCGCCGTAGAACTGCGACACCGACAACGCATTCGGGTTCGTCGAGATCGCGGCGTTCTGCGGCGTATTCGGGACGTAAGGCCCACCACGATATAGCTGCGTGAACAGCGTACCGGGCGGCACCAGAAACTCAGCATAAATCTGCGACACCGACAGCGGGGGGCTAACTGGAAGGGCCATCGGGATTCTCCAAAGCCGTGAGGCGGGCTTCAAACCCTGCTGCGAGGAACAGTAGCAGCTGTTCCATGCGAAAGCTAAAGCTCTCACCCGCTGCCCGCGCAAACCGCACCACTTCGCGCCGCGCAGGCACTTCAGGAGACAGCATGACGCCCGTTTCGCTGTAAGTCGCCGGTATCGCAGGGTGTTCCTCGACCAGCTCTTCAACCTCTGGCCAGGAGTCATAGCAGATGAACCCGTAGCGCATCGGATCCAGGCCGAACGACTGCATAACCTCGATCGCACGCTGCACCGTCATGCCGCAGTGCAGCCGGGCATGCTCAGCGCCTTTCGATGCCACCATGGCGAGCCACTGGTACACGCCGATCTCGCGGGCGAGCGCCACCGCCGCCTGCAGCTCAGCCTGCTCGAGCGTCCGAACAGGAGTCTTGTCTCGCGCATCCGACGTGCTGATCGTACCGGTGCCGGCGTAGACCACTGACCACCGATTGCCGGCTGCGCCGCAGCTGCGCGCATTGTCGAACCCAGAGTAGAAGTTACCGACGTTATCGGAAACCAGGATGTTGTTGGTTCCGTTGAACAGATAAAACGTGTCGCTAGTTCCGTACAACGCCCACGTACGAGCGCTCGTTCGGTCGTGCGTAAACAACGCCGCGCCGGAGCCAGTTGCCCGGATAATCCCCGGGTTGTTCAGCTCACCATCCTGGCGGTTCCAGGTCAGCGGATTCGAAGCGCCACCAAACAGGCGCGTCGTCGACTGGTAGCTGTCGATGCGCGCAGTCGTATACCCGGGTGCTCCAAGCAACGAGATCTCACCACCTTCCGACGGGCCGCCTTGAGGCCGCACGGTCAGCACGGAATTGAACGTGTTGGTCGCAGCGTTGGCGCCGATCTCAACCAAGCCTTCAGGGGTTAGCTTCAAAATGCCGGCGTCGATCAACTCGCACAGCCGCACCGCGCGCTGTGCGTTCTGCCCGACGGAACCACTCAGCTCGTCGACCGCAGTTTTCAAATCCGCCACCGATTTCTGGTTAGCGGGGTTGGTCGGCGGCGCGATCGATCGCTTATTGATCTTCGTGGTCACTGAATCTGCTCCAGGCCTTTCGCCGTCTCGGAGAGCGCGAACGAATACAGCGCAGACGCTCCCTGCAGCTCGACTTCCCACTTCACTGCTTTGAACCCGCTCGGCAGGCGCTGCGCCTTCTCGCTGTTGATCGAGCCAAACCAGCGCAGGACGCCATCTGCATAGACCTTCACCGCGATCTCAGGCCCGGCCGCGGGCGGCGCCGGCGCAACACCCATCGCCATCCATGCGGGCGGCCCGTTGAGCGCGTAGCCATAGCGCTCAGCTGGCGGCTTGGCCAAACCGGCGAACCCGTTGATCGGCCCGCGCGCGTTCATGGCGAACCCGCCAATGCCCTGTGCCGGCGGCACTGGGATCGTCGAGCTGTTGCCAGCGAAGTCAGCGCGCAGCTGCAGCGCGCCGAAGTTGAGCGGCTTCGGGACCAAAAACGGCTTCGACTGCCACGTGTAAGACAACGACGCGGTCGGGTCGCCGTCCCACTCGTAAACCTTGTTGCCGATGGTGATAAGCGTCTGGCCACTGAGCACGTCCAAGTCGACGGATTGCACGCCTTCCTGCTGCAACTCAGTGAAGCCGGTGAGCGAGTCGTCGAACCCAATCGTAAGGCCCAGCTGACTGCTGTAAAAGGCCAGATACCGGTCCTGGTAGATCGACGCCATCTGCAGGCGCGGAGCGAATCGCGCCATCCATTCGTCTTTGGTCACCCACTGCCGCGAGATAATCGCACCGCGGTTCGTCGACCCGTCGATAATCACCAGGCCGTCAGTCGATGCGTACATGACGCCGCCGCTAGTCGACACAATGCTGCGCGCCGACAGGCAAGACTGCACGCCTTCCATCTTGACCAACGACATCGCGTCGGGAGACGGACCGATCAACAAGTAGGTGCGTCCGTTGGTACACACCACGACCGTATTGCCGAACGTCCCCAAACCGACAATGTCGTCCTCGACCGCGAACTGAAAGTCAACGGGCCACGCCTGCGGTTGGTAAGGTACCGACAGCCGGACGGTGCGGGCAGTAAAGCCGGCGAGGAAACCGCCAGCGACCGCGATCAACCCGCGCAAGCCATCCGGCGGCAGATCCCAGCCCAACGACTGCAGCACCGGTTGCGATGCCAGCGCGGTGTTCGTCATCGTGTCGTTGTAGACAGCTGGCTGCGTACCGATGGGCCACTCAAACACCATGCGGTAATCCACGCCGGTGCTCGACGACAGCGTCCGGTACAGGCGCAGCTTCGAAATGTTCGGATACCCCGCCGTGTCGACCACGAGAGCGTTCAGACCGTTCACCGTCCACGTACCGTCGGCGTTGCCACTCACCGACACGGTGTCGCTCGGGGCGCTTTCCTCACCGAACGTGGTGACCACTGTCGCGGCATAGACGCGAGTTTCAGCCGTGGCAATCGTGCCGCCAGCCGGCACCACGGTAAAGGTGCCAGTCGGCCGTGGCACGCCGAGCTTGAACGCAGGTTGCGACGCCTCGATACGCGCAGTGGTGTTCACCATCGCGCCGCCGGCTTCGGGGGTCCAGTACAGCCGCCCCAACTGCTCGTTGATCAGCGGCGCCTTCACCACGTTGGTATACGTAGGAAACGCGAGATAACGGTCAGCACCACTATGCAAGTAGTGAAAAACCGTTTTGGCGTTGCTGATGCTGAGTGTCGCAAGCTCGCGCAGTCGGTTCCATGCACGCAGCTCCCCCGAGAACAGTTTCGCATTCATCGCGAACTGCGCAGCGTTATCCGGCAAGCCGCGATCAGCCAGCCGGGGGATAATGCCGCCGAACAGAGTTACGCGGAAGCCAGCCATGTCGCTTACTCCGACTTCGTGCGCTTCCGCGCCTTGGGCGCCAAAGCCCGGGTCATTTGCTTTTGTAGCGCAACGAGTTGCTTCTCCAGCTCGCGCACTCGCAGCTCCAAGCTCATCGCGTATTCGAGCGCGGCGCCGGCCTTGTCGATGCCCAGCACCTTACCGTTCTTACGCACGGTACCGGGAGCAAGGCGCTTGAGATCTTGCGCCATCGGGCCTCGGCCGTACTCTCCGCTTTCTTTCAAGTTCCACTCGTACAGCTTCAACTTGCGCGAAAGGTCAAGCGAAGGCTGCACCCGCGCAACGTTTTTCTTCGCGCGGCGGTCGGACACCGTGATGGTCATGTCAGTGCAGTACAACACACCACCCACTGACAACCCCTGCCCAGCCAACTCGTAAACAGAGCCGTTGTTGTACAGGTACCGATTGCCAGCCGAGTTCAGCCGCAGCACGCCGCTATCGAGGTACAAGTCCCCCGACATGTGGTCGCCAGACTTCTGTACGGCAGCGGCAGGGTTGAAATTGCCCGCGTGGTACACAGCGCCGCCGTTAAACACCAGCGCGCTGCCGTTCCAGCCAAACCCAGGCGCGTTGCCGAATTGGATGTAACCAATGTTGGGGTCGACTTGACCCTTTATACCGATATGGCCTGCCGTGTTGATGTCGTACAAAGCCGCATCGTCACCCACATCGATCAGACGCCCGGTTCCGGACATCACCAGCTTCGACGCCGTCACCGTACCGGTAAAGGTCGGATCCGCTTTCGGCGCCTTGAGGTCAACCTGAGCCGCCGTCGGAACAGCGGTGGGGATCACCGCCAGGTCGAGCTTGCCGCCCGTCAGTAGCGGCACTGTCGTCGGCAACTGCGCAACCGGCAGCTTGACCGCTCCGTCCAACGTAGCCAGCCCATTCGCCTGACCAGCAACCAAACGGTAATCGATCTCAACCAGCATGACTGCGACCAGGCGGCACTCAAGCACGCTGCCCGTAATGAACGAGGTCGCGGAAGTGCTATCGCGACCACGCTCAACCGTAAGCGTGTCAACCGAACGCCCTGTGCATTTCACGATCTCGATCACACCGGTCGCGAAATGCTGCAAGGTCGCATAGAAATAGTTGCCGCCCGTCGGCGAAGGGAATGCTGCGCCCTGGCCTGCGCCAAGCAGAATCGCAGCGTCGGACGGGCCGATGTTCGCCGCGAGCGTCCCGGCAGCGTTGTTGACGAAGATCGTCATGGCTCAGGCTCCGAAGCGGGCGATGCCGCGAAAGGTACTATGGTTGGGTTGGCCGCCGTCGCGCAATCCACCGCGGATCGTCTTAATCGCACCGCTGTACGCGCGCGCCGCTTCCTTCGCGGCCTGTGATTGAGTCCAGGGCTTGCCCGGCATTCCGTACATGGTGGCGAGCACGCCAGCGGCGAGCGCTTCAGCATACTGCGCCACGATGTCACCCGGCAGCTCAACGTCGGTTTGCGTGAGGGTGATCACGGCGTCGCAAATGATCGGGTACACGCCATCAGGTTGCGGGTAGAACGTCAGCAGGTGAGGCAGCATCGTGTACCAGCCCGTAGGCTTCGCCGGCTCAACCGGCACGCGGGTCTCTTCAACCGACGGCGGGATCGGGTGCTTCTCCCCCGAATACCCCACGCGCAGGACCGAAGAAACTTGGCCGAACACGGGGTTCAACATGTAGGTCGCGGCGTCAGCCTGCGTGCTGAAAACAAACGACTCGCGCAGCAGAGTTGTTCGCTTCAAAAACTCACGGACGACCTTTCGGATCTGCGAGTCGACCAGTGGCGGTTCCGCACCGGGAAGGTATGGAAGCACTTGGGGGTACAGCGCGCTGAAAGGCACGTTAGCCATGTCACATCCCCGAAACGAGTTTCTTGACCAATGCCTCTCGCAGCGTCATGGCGCGGCCGTCAACGGCGAACTCGTCATCACGCAACTCAGCGCAACCGGAAACGTAGTAGGCCACTGCCGCGAAAAACTGGTCCGATATCGGCAAAATGTCGGAAGGCAGCAGCGAGTCAGGCAACGGCGTCTGGTAGTCCGCCACGAACAGGTCAGGCCGCACGTACCGCGCCTGCACGATCGCGTCCACGACGTGAGCGGTAAGCTCGGCGTCAGGGTAACGAGTCGCATCGATATCCTGCAGGATCTCGCGGGCGCGGTTAAGGACGGCCTGAACTGTCCGAGCCATGGCGGCTTACTCGCTCTGAGGGGCCGGCGGGAGCACCGGCGCCGGGCCAATCGGGGAAACCGGCGTGGCCAGAATCGGCGCCGGATCGGGCGGACTCACGGGCGCAGCCAGCGGCGGCGCGGGCGGCACGATGTCGACGGGCGGCTCCGGCGCCAGCTGGATCGTCGCGGGAGACGCGGTGACGCCGAGCTGATCGTAGTCGACCGGCAACGGCTTGATCACCACGGCTTCGACACCTGCCTTGTACTCCTCGACCTCGGACGCGGTGGCGGCGCGGTATTCGGACGGGTGCTCGTCCTCGTAACCGGACGGCGAAGACAGCGCCGGGTAAATGCCGTCGTTGGACAAGCTGACGTAGTACTGATGCTTGGGGGGTACCGCGGTGGGTTGCGTCATGGTGGTCTCCTAAGAAAAAACCCCGCCAGACAGTCCTGGCGGGGCTTAACGTACCACGGCACGGCTGCTCAGGCTTAGCCCTTGACGACCACGCCTTCGGCCATCAGCGTCGGCTGGAACACCTTGCGGCCGTACACCAGCAGACCGCGCATGATGTTGCCGAAGGTGGACTCGGCACGCAGGCTTTCGGTCTTGGTGAGCTGGGTCGCGAACGACAGCGCCTTCGGGTGGATCGCGAACACGTAGTGGTTCGCGCCGGTCTTGGGCAGCAGGTTCGAGACGTACAGCTCGAACCGGTCGATCACGCCTAGTCGGCCGTTGCGGGCGATCGAGACCGAATCGCCCGACAGGGACGCATCACGCAGGTCGGACTTCTTGATCATGCCCGCCATCCAGGCCGGGATGACCAGTTTGCGGCCGGTCTCGGGGCAGTTCGCCTCGTCCAGCACGGTGCCCAGATCGACGATGTAGTCGATCACGTTCACCGCGGTGATCGCCACCGGGGTGGCGGCGATACCGAGGTTGATGTTCGCCGAGATGCGGCCGGCGGTCGCGCCGCGGTTGGCCGCGACGGCCTTGCCGACCAGGTAGGCCAGCACGTCGGTGTCGACGACGATCTTCAGGCGCTCGGACGCGTTCTCGGCCCACTTCGGCACCATGTCGATCAGCGCCTGGGCGTCGGCGACGTCGTCCATGATGAAGCCCCAGGACTTGCCCTGGTCGATCAGCAGGCTGTCGGTATCGGCGACCGGACGTTCGTACGTCAGGTTGTCGCCCATGCGGTAGTTGCTGATCGTGATGTCCGGGATCTTGTTGACGATCACGGTGTCGCCCATGCTACGGATCTCACCTTCGTAGTCGGTGTTTGAGATCGCGTTGAGCACGGTGGCGTCGTAGAAGCGCTCCAGGAGCTTCTTCGACCACAGCTGCGGAATGAGCTTCCCGGAGTAGTCCGGGTGGGCCGGCGGGGTGGGACCCGGGGTAATCGGGAAAACTGCCATGGTGGCGATCCTCTAGCGGATGGTGAAGTAACTCAGGTGGCGGACACACGGCCCTCGGCAAGCGCTTTGAAGTATTCCTTCTCCTGCTTGTCGAAGTCTGTGAGGGTGATCCGACCCTTCTGCTTGTCCTCGTACAGCTTGTCCACCTCGTCCTTGGACCAGATACGGCCCACCGGCGGGTTGGTCGGGGGAGGAGTCGGCGGAGTGGTCGCAGGGGCAGCCAGCGTGTTCGGGTCGATGTGACTCGCCGGTGCGGGCGCGGGCGGTGCCGGCGTCGGAGCCGGGGTGCCAGTGCCTTTTTCCTGCTTGTAGAGCCGGAAAATATGTACGACGGTTTCGGTTTCGGCCCGGTTGTGGGCGTCTTCCAGCACTGCAAAACGCGTCTTTCCGGCCAATATATCCTTTTTATTGAGCCAGTCAATAAAGTCCGGATCCTCGTTGATAACTTCCCAATCCGGGACCTCGGCGGTCAGCCGGGCGATGTACTTCTCGGCCACGGACTGCTGCGCCACCTCTTGGACCGACTTCACCTGCTGCTGCGTGTTGCCGATCCGACCTTCCAGGCCCGCGAGTCGGTTGCCGATATCGTCGAAGCGCGTACCGATCGCCTGCTGCACCGCGCGCGCGATCAAGCCGAGCAAGTCGTCGCCATAGTCCTCGCGATCCTTGTCGGTGATCAACTGCACGACGGGCGCGGGAGCCGGCGTTGGGGCCGGCGTTGGCGCCTGGCGGCTCAACTCTTCAACTCGGCCGAGCAGCTGCTGGTTCTGGGTCGTCGCGGCTTCGAGCCGACCCTGCACGGTACCCAGTTGGTGCGCCAAGCGGCGGATCTCGTCGCTCGGATCAGTCAGCGGCTGCACCTGCGGCGTAGCGGGCGCCGGCGCGGCGGGTGCAGCTGCAACGGGCGGGGTCTCGACTGCGGGCGGGTTCTTGGCGGCGTTAGCCGCGGCGGCGAGTTCGGCAAGCTGGATGTCAGCCTGAGCTGCTTCAGCCGCAACACGTGCGGGGATGCTCATTTGAGGTCCTTGGTCATAAGGGAGATCAGGTCCTGCAGTTGCGCGGCCCGGCCTTGAAATCGGGGAACGTCTGCAGGGGTACAGTTCACCAGCACATCCTTCGTGTAGTCGAGCAAGGCCTGCTGGTGTTTCGCAAACGCCTGGAAGTCTGGGCTGTTTCGCAGTCGCGCTACTGCTTCCAGAAGTCGGGCGTCAGGTTTCGGGAGTTGGGTGGTCATCGGTTATTGGCCGGGAGCCATTTGCTGGGGGCGAGCAACGCCTTGCGTGCTGTTAGGTGGTTGCCCGCCACCAGGCGGGGGCGTGTTACCGGTCGGGCCGCCAGCGCCGGACATGCTCTGCATCATCTGGGCCTTGAGCAGTTCCGTAAGTTTGGCGACTTCGCCCTCGTTGAACTGCATCGTGTCGGACGTCGGCAGCCCCAGGTCACGCGCAACTTCACGCAGCAGGTGGAACCGACCTTCAACGCCGACGATCTGCTGGTCGAGTGGGTTGTTGGTGATGTTCAAGAACTCGATCCGGCGCATCCGCAGCGTTTCGCGCTGCATCAGCTCGACCGCGCCGCGTGCGACCACGCTAATGTCGCCTTCCATCACCACGTCGGGGCGGGTCAGCGCGAGGTACACGTTGAGGTCTTCAACCGTTTGTTCGATCACGTTGTGGTCGATCGACGAAACCGTCTGCTTAATGGTCCGGTTCGAGGCTTCCATAAGCATGGACAAGCCAGCGGCGGTGCGGCCGGCGCCGCCAACACCTTGGCCGCTGCCCTGCATGTAGCGCGGGATCGTCGACAGTTCGTCCGCCATGTTGAGCATGCGGTCGTAGACCATCATCAGCTCTTGCACGTTGTTGCTCGGCTGGAAGAACTCCATCGGCTTTTCGCTGGTGCTGGTCGACGACAGCGGGTCGTTGAAGCTGAAGATCTTCCACGGCCACAGCTTTTTTGCGTTCGGGTCATTCTCGGCCAGGCGGTCCTCGTTCATCCAGCCCATCGGGCCGGATGCGATCGCGAGGTTGTTGACCAGCGCACGAAGCGCGGCGTTGCCGACGCCTTGAATGTCTTCCAGCAAATCAGGGATCGCGTTGCCGTAGCAGCTGCCCGGCACGCGCTCGAAACAGTCAGAATAAAACGGAAGTCGGCCCGTCGGGTGCGGGTTGAGCGTGACGCCGATCACTTCCCCGCCGACCAGGTACGCAAAGACGTTCATGTCCTTGCTCTCGTCGGGGATCTTCTTCTCGTCAACGCCCCAGTCCTTGAGCATTTTCCCGCTCACGCTGCCGTAGAACGACAGCATCGCCATCGGGCGTTCATTCCCGTTACTGGAGTAAATCGGGCTCACCGCGGACTCGCGTTGCTCCAGATCAGCGCGTTCGCTTTCGTTGTAGTCGTACCATTCGCACGACTTCGGGTTCCAGTTGGCGAGGACCTTGTCGATCGCGTCGTTGTTGTAGTTGGGCAGATTGCGCAGCGACTGCAGCGCGCTACGGCTCACGCGCTCGCGGTGGATGATGTAACCATCCTGCGGCCGCTGCGACCACGGCGCAAAATACACGTCGAAGGGGGAGCACCGCTCCCACTGCGGCACCGGGCGGTTCTCCACGGTAGGCTTGCCGTCTTTGCCCCACACCAAGACGTTTTTGAACCGAACTACGGGACCTTTCAACACGGCGAACGGGAACGTCGCGATGTCGCCGAGAAACGCCCACAGCGCCTCGTAGAACCCGCCTTCCCACAGCACATCGTCGATCACCGCTTGGCGCGTCTGCAGCGCCGTGGCGGCAGCTTTCTTGCGCATCTGCAGCAGCTCGTCCTTGATCTCGGCTGCGCGGTTCTTGAGCTGGGCGATCTGCGGCAGGGAGCCCGCCGCCATCATCTCCGAGGCCTCGGCCTGGAGCACCGCTCGGACAGCCTCATCCAGGGTCGGCCCGGCCAGCTGGGGGTCCGGGGTCGGCGACAGTGCCCACGGGCGCTCAGTCGCAGTGTAGATCTCACGCAGCAGGGCCGCGCAGCCGCGCACCTTGCTGGCGATGATCCGGGCGTATATCTGACTACCGCCGAAGTTCTGGATATCGTTCAAGGTCTGGGCGTCGTACTCGCCGCGGAGCGATCGCATCGCCGCCATCATGCGGTCGTCGACGCAGAGGTTCTGGCGGTTGTCGGCCGCGCCTCGATAACAATCACGGATATAGCCAGCTAGTCCAGTGAGCAACACATCCGTCGTAGCGCTCTGCGCGCTAGCCGGCTCGGGAGTCTCGCTCGACGGGGCCGGGCCGAAGTCAGCGCGGATGAAGGAAATGGCGGCCACTTGTATCTCCGGTGTGGTTGTGAGCTACGCTACCACCAACCTTTCTGTGGGCGAAAGCATGTCGATCGTGCAGATGACCCCCACCTCTGTGGGCATCACTATGAATTTCATGCGCCGCCAAGCACCAGAGCTGGCGCGGGACATCGTATGCCAGTTGGACCGGGCTGCCAACTTGGCGGCCAGTTACAACCTTACCCCCACCCAGTGGGAAGTCTTGCGGGTCTGGCCTGCCTTCCGGCAGATGGTCCAGGAAGCCAACGAGGAGCTGGGCGGGTCCGCCGGTACCCTCGAACGGGCGCGCCGGCGCGCCGCGCTGGCAGTGGCCGAGGTCGTCGTCCAGGACATGGCCACGATCTCGGGGGACCCGAAAGTCGCAGCCCGAGACCGGATCAACGCCGCGCAGCTACTCGCTGACATCGGCGCGGTCACCGCAAAGCAGCAGGCGGTCGTCGCCGGCGCCGGCGGCGTTGGTTTCGGTGGCGCCTTGATCCAGATCGTCATGCCCAACGGTTCACACATGCAGATCGGCGAAGCCGAGCCCGAACCCAAACTCGCGGTGATCGAAGGGCAGGCCACCCGCATCGAGAATGACCAATGACCCGCCGCTATGAGTACCCACCGACCATCGGCGCATTCGCCGCCTGCGACAACCGTTTGCAGTTCCTGTTCGGGCCGCTAGGCGGCGGCAAAACCACTGGCGCGTTGATGAAGCTGCTCACGTTGGCGCACGCGCAGCGACCGAACCAGAACGGCGTGCGGAAGACGCGGTGGGCCGTGGTGCGCAACACGCGATCGCAGCTGCGCGACTCGGTCATCAAAACCGTGTTCGAATGGCTACCGCCGAACCAGAAAACGATCAAGTGGCACGAGACCAACATGGATCTGTTGCTCGACATGCCGCTGCCGGACGGGACGCGGATCAACTGCGAGTTGATGTTCCGCCCGCTCGACGACGAAAAAGACGCTCGTCGACTGCTATCCGTGGAGTACACCGGTGGTTGGTTGTCTGAATTCCGCGAGATCCCATTTGGCCTGCGCGGCGACTTGCTGTCGCGCACTGGCCGCTACCCGTCCGTCGCGGAAGGTGGCGCCGACTGGTACGGCGTGTTCGGCGAGTCGAACATGTGTACCAAAGGCAGCGACTGGTACAAGTATTTGATGGTGGAGCGGCCGGACAACGTCAGCGTTTTTATCCAGCCGAGCGCGTTGTCGCCGGAAGCCGAAAACTTGAAGTTCCTCAAGCCCGACTACTACACCATGCTGCTGGCGGGCAAGCCGGAAAACTGGATCCAGGCGCACGTCACCTGCAAGTTTCCCGACTCGCTTGACGGCAAGGCGGTGTGGGGGTCGAGCTACGACTACGAGCGACACGTCGCCAAGGAAGCGTTGATGCCGATGGGTCTGGCGCCGATCATCATCGGCGTCGACCAGGGCCGTTCGCCTGCCGCTGTCGCGATGCAAACCTCGCCGTCCGGGCGCCTGCGCGTGTTGCGCGAGACGTACGCCAGCGGCATGGGCATGGACAAGTTCGTTGCTGAGTACATCCGCCCGATGGTGGCCACCTACTTCGCCGGGCTGCCGATCCTTTGCGTGATCGACCCGGCCGGCATGCGGATGTCCGAGGTCAACGACGTGTCGCCGGCGAAAGTGATCGAGATGGCCGGATTCAAGGTCATGCCCGCGCCGACCAACGACGTCGACCGCCGCATCGCCTCTGTCGAGCGACAGCTGATCCTGCACAATGGCTTCGAGATCTCGCCGGCGTGCCCGATGCTGATCAATGCGATCGCTGCCGAGTACCGGTACAAGACGAAGAAAAACGGCGAGCTTGAGGACTACCCGGAGAAGCGCCACCCAATCTCGGATTTGGCCGACAGCCTGCAGTACGGCACGCTGGTGGCATCGGGCGGAGTTCAAGGTCGGGTCAACAAACTGCTCAGCCGTGGCCGCGCGCCGAGCCTTCCAGCGCCGCCGATCCGCGGCTGGACCTAACCGTCTACCCAGCTGTTGGCGCGCAACCCGCAGTTAGGGCACAGCGGTGCGCCAGTGCGCGTCAGCACGAACAGCTCATTGCCGCAGTTGCAGCGCCAGCGCTCGTTGTCTTCCGGAGCAATGAGCGCGCGCCGCACGCCGGCGAACACGCCGCAGGCAGGGCACTCAAGCTCGTCGACTAAGCCGACCGGGCTCACACCTACCCACTCGTGATTGCAGCGAAGGCAACGCACATCGCCCGTCAGGTACGGGCCGCGAGCGCCGAGTTGGATGACCTCACCCAAGGCCGTGGAAATCCAGCATGGTGCGCATTTTCGCGAACTCCAGGAGACCGACCAGCTTCAAGCTGTCGGTCTCGCTACCGAACGGGTAGAGTAGGATGTCACCGGTCGAAGGCTCCATCACCACCACGGCGCGGGTCATCTCGATCGCGCCGGTGCGCACCTGTCGTGCCAACCATTCCAGGTACTGCGCCTGCGACTCGACCGTTGGGCACGCACCGCCCAGTTCCACGTACATTTCCCGGACATTGCTCATTTGCAGCCTCGCACAAGGCGCTTCCACGGCGAGCACTTCGCTGACGTCTGCTCACCTTCAAGCAACGCCGCGGAGTCGATCTGATCACGGTTCGCGCGCCGCAGCGCAGCCTCGGTCTGGATCAACTGGTTGTCGGTGTCCACCGGCGTCGCCAGCGGATCCGCCATCAGCTCATCTCTCGAACGGTATTTGCTTTCCACCTTTTCGGGCTGCAGCAGGCTCTGCAGCTTCGGTGGATCCACTCGCGGGGTCGGGGTTGTTGAACACCCGAGCGCGCATAGCAGCAGGCCAAGGCTTGTCAATCGCAATGACTTCACGTTGCGTTCTCCGGGCAGTCTCGTTGCGCGCGACGCCGGATGTAGCTTCGCTACGCACGTCATCGTCGAACTGGTTGTTGGCCACGGTCATCGCTTCGAGCGCCGCGGCACGCGTGCTCAACACCAGCGTCGCGGCTTCCTGTGCAGCGAGACGGTTACCCAGCGTGGCGTTGTCCTTGATCAGGTGAACCACGTACCACGCGCCGGCGAGCAGCGCGACAACCAGACCCAGCCGCCACGCCAGCACCGCGCTCACGGTGCCAACTCCGCGATGATCAGCTCCACCCGGCCAGAGTCGACGTTGCGGCGTTCCTCTTTGGCGCGGCGCCGATGCCAACTGCGCAGCTTCTTCAGCGCCTCGTTGGTCATGGTGATCAACGCTTCTAGGTCATGCGAGGTCTTCGTAGGCATCGACGACGCCAGATAACCTTCGCCGTTGCAGCCGGGCGCGATGATGATGACGTCGCGGCCGATGTGCGGCGCGGCTTGGTCGAGCAGGCGCTTTGCGGCGCGGCGGGTACGCTTTGGCATGGTCAGAGGTCGTAGAGGGCTTCGACGATGGCCACCGCAAGCGGGTGGACCGGGCAGCTATACCGTAACACCGGATACAGCAGCATGTAGGGCGAGTGCCACATTCGATCAGCCACAAAAAAGGGGTGGCCAAAGAATCGGCCACCCCCGATGCGAAGTCAACTCTGGTTACAACCAGGTCAGCGACGCAGCGCCCGCACCGCCATTACCGCCATTACCGGCGTTGTTTACGCCGTCGACACCCGCGCCGCCACCGCCGCCACCGCCGCCGTACTTACTGCCGTTGCCTGCGTTGCCGCCGTTGCTACCGCCAGTCTGGCTGCCTGCGCCGCCACCGCCGCCATAACCGAAGCGGCCAAACTCGTCCGCACCCGGCAACGACGCGCCATCGCGGGAGCCAGACACCGTAATGCCGCCAGCCACTGTAACGCCGGGGTTGGTGACGAGCATGGACGAAATCGAACCACCCGCCGATTCGACGTTGGGGATCGACACCCCGCCGCCGCCACCGCCGCCACTGGTCGACGTACCGGTGCTGATCGAACCACCAGGCGTATTGGTACCGCCGGGACCACCGTTCGTAGCCGACAAACCACTCGTCGGGTTCAACAAGGGGTGGTTGCCCAGGCCGCCGGCGCCGCCATTGGTCGTCGTGTCCATGCCGCCAGTGCCGCCACCGCCGCCGGTCGCGCGCGCCAAGGTCCCGAAGGTCGTAGTGCCACCCGCGGTACCGCTCACACCGTGCGTACTGTCGGTCGTCGCACCAGCACCGGCCACGCCAGCAGCGCCGACGGTGAGCACGATCGGCCAGATGGCCGCGGTAACGGGGAACACCAGGGTCGCTCGACCACCGCCACCGCCACCGCCACCGCCATAGCGCAGCGTACCGGGCGCACCCTTGCGACCACCGCCACCGCCACCGCCACCGCCCCACATCTCGAGCATGAGCATTGTCGCGCCGGGCGGGGGCGTAATGTTGTAGGTGCCGGGGGTGTAGAGAACTTGTTGGGCAGAAATGCCGCTGGGGCCTTGGGGACCCTGTGGGCCGAGCGGGCCAGTGGCGCCGGCGGGACCAGTGGCGCCCGTCGCACCGGTTGCACCGGTTGCGCCGGCAGGGCCTTGCGGGCCAGTGGCGCCGGTCGGACCGGCCGGGCCGGGATCACCAGGCAACCCAGGAATGCCATTCGGGCCAATGGGGCCTTGCACACCTTGGGGGCCGGCGACGCCTGTTGCGCCGGTGGGACCTTGCGGACCAGTCGGTCCGGTGGCGCCAGTAGCGCCAGTGGGGCCGGTCGGGCCAGCAGGGCCTTGAGCGCCTGCTGGACCCGTCGGGCCTTGCGGGTATACGGGTACGACGGCCATGGTATCGCTCCTGCGCAACCGCTCCCGCGGCGGCGCTTACTTCTTGCGCTGCGGCTGGAACCGCGGAGAGGTTGCGGTCGGACCGGCCGCGGCCTTACCCGCTTTGCGCGGCGCGACTGCGCCCTTGTTTTTGGTGGGCGCCACACCGGCCGCCTTACCGATCTTGCCCATCGGGCCGCCTTTCATGCCTTTCATGTCACGTCTCCTCGGGTGGGTTAGGCAGCTTCCGCTGGGCCGTGTTCACCACGGGCGGCAGCAGGAAACCGAGGATGAGCATACCCGCACCGATCACCGTCGGCACCCAGGTCGGCAATGAGGCACGCATGTCGGCGTCGAGCGCCGCCCAAATCAGCAGCAGGCTGGAGAACGACACCTGCAGGGCCGACAACTTTGTGGACCACTTCTCTTTCCACAGATCGGCGTCCCAAGTCGGGGTCAAGCCGAGATTGGTGAGGAACTTGCGCATTACGGCGTTCTCCCGTGGATCCGCGCGTTTTCGAGCTGGATTTGGTGAATGCGGCTGGTGTTTTCCCGCGTTTCGGCGATGTACGTCGACGCAGCCCAGGTCAGCAACCCGATCAACGACGTCCACGCGAACATCAGACCCAGCGCGACGCCGCGCGCGGTGCTCATGCGCTTGTCGATGTCGCTGTGGATCAGAGCTTGTTTTTCAGCGTATTCGGCGTGGTCGTCGATGCCTTTGGTCATCGCTTCGCGCAGGCTTTTCAGCTCGTTGAACGCACGCGACAAGCCGTCGCTGTGTGCTTCCTGGCGCGCGGCCATGCTGGCCAGACTTAGGCTGATATCGCCCAGCCGATCCATCTTCGTGTTCATGCTCGCGAAGCCTTCGCTCATGGTTCGAGCGAGGTCGCGCATGGAAGAATCGAGCGTGCTCTGTTGCATCTGCAGGACCGCCACAGCGGGATCCTGCCCAGCGTTCGTGGTGGGCGTCATGGGATGCTCGCGTGGGGTTGGCCCGGCACGCCGGGGGTGCCGCCAGTGTGGAGAGGGTAGCCGGGGTCGTCAACCCCGGCTAACCCGTTACGGCGCCAAGTGGCCGGCGGTGCGCAGCTTGGCCAGCAGGTCGTTGTGGTCGGCCTTCAGCGACGTCACCGCGGTGACCAGGCCGTTGATCGTGGTGATCGCCAGATCGCGGTTAGCCGCCGTATCCCAGCCGCCGGCCGCGGTGCCGGTACCGCCTGCGGGCGCCGATGCGGGGATGACGGCCGCGTTGTCGGGGTCGGTCGCCACGACCTTGAGCGTGCCGGCCACGGTGGTGGTCGCGGTACCGGTACCGGCCGGCGTGCTCGAGTTCGCGAGGGTCTGCAGCTTGGTCACCGATATGCCCAGCTTGCTGCAGACGGTGTTGAACGTGGTGATGTTGGTGGACATGGTCGATCTCCAAGGGGCGGGGTGCCCAGGCTAAGTCTACGTCTGGAACGCCTTGAGGTAGGCGTTGTACCAGCGGCGGCGCTCGTCCAGGCCGTTCGATCCGCCGTTGACCGTCTTCGTCACCGCCACGACGTCGCCGTAATCAGCCAACTCGTTGAGCCGGTGGCTATTCCAGAACCAGATCGCGCTGGCGACGGCACCATCCGGGCGCTCGATCCTGACGGGGTCACGCAGCAGCGACTCGTCGCCCAGCCACGCCAGACTGAAGCGCCGGTAGTTGTCGCGACCGGTCAACTGCTTGAGGCCGCTACCGCGGAACCGCCAGCCGTCGCCGACCTCGGTGTTGCCCAGCTCCCTGCGACCGAAAGCGCCGCCGTACAGCACGTTGGCCAGCGCCTGCGGGTCCGCCGGGTGCTGTTCGTTGCGGCCGTAACGCTGCGCTTCCGCCGCAGAGATGCGATGGCGGCCGAACAGCGAGATCAACGCGCCGGTGCTGTAGTTCAAATTCTCGACGACGTTCTTGAAGCCGCCGCTCTCGACATGGATCTGGCCAAGGAACATGGCCGCGCGCTGCGGCCGCACGTCAATCTGCGAACGCTTCATCTGGTCGAGAAGCTGGGGCGCATACGCCTCGGCCGCCGGCGCGAGCGCGATGATGTCGGATGCAGTGATCACGTCGGATCCCCCGTGTAGTGCGAACGATGGAGCCGCGCCAGGAGCGCTGGCATGTCGACGATCGCTTTGGCGATGTTCTCCGCGGTGGGATCGCCCTGCACAGTCAGTTCGGCGTACAACTCGCTGGGCTGTTCACCGCGTACGTGGACTTTGACGTAGACCGTGAACTCGGCGCTCACGCTTCATCGTCCTCGTCGGGGCAATTAACCTTGCCCTTCGACGGCGAGCAGCGGCCGTAGTCGCGCGCAGACTGCATGTCGGTGACCAGCGGCTGGCGCGGGTCGACGCCCTTCTTGGTGGTGGTCTTGTTGCCGTCGGCGTTCGGCGCGACCGGCGTGGTGTTCGTGGCCATGGCACATCTCCGGGTGGGGTCGGCGCGAGCGTACGCCGACCCCGGTGCCAACGCTAGTCAGCCTTACCGCGGCGGGCCGGCCAGGATCTCGCTAATCCGGTCGATGGTCTTGCCGTTGCCGTTCTCAATGATCAGGTATTCCCCCGACTTCATCTGCACCAGCATCGTGGATCCGTCGGGCAGATGCAGCGTGATGTCCGCCCACGGGAAGCTGCTCGTGTCGCAGGCCATCGGCGGCGAGACCTCGTAGGAGACCGCTTCCATGGCGCGGTACGACGGCACGGAAGACGGCTGCTGGTTCGCCGAGAAAAACTTGAGGTTGTACATGTCTGTCTACCTGTCTGCGCGCGAATTGCGCCCAGAGAAGGTATGAGGGGCGACGGCAAGCCGTCAACCCCTCGCCCCAGTTTACAGCGCGCTGAACGG